CATTTGTCTCATCCTGTTTTAAAACATAATCAGGATTAGCTTTCATAGTTTCGGAGAAACCAGAGAAAGTTCCAAATGGTGAAGGGGTTCCTGATGATGCCCTTTGCTTATCACCTGTATTTGCAAAGACACCTAAAATTACAGGTATCTGTGCACTTGTACCATCTAAGAAAAATCCTATGACTACATCACCCTGTGCAAGTTTTACTGTCTCTGCTCTATGTACAGATCCACTGTTACCTGGTGGCATCAAAACTTGTGCCCAAGGAAGATCTTCATCCTTTAAAAGTTCATCATCATATGGATGATAACCCATGATACGAACCTTATACCTATTACCCCAAGCACCTTCACCATTTTTTATTTGTGTTTCCCACACCTTTTCATCAGGTATCTGACCGACCCACCAAATGAATCCATCCTTTCCTGCAAAATGTGTTTTAAAATTTAGATTATCCATTAATTTCCTGAATTTTGACCGAATTCTCCAAATGTATCACGAATAACAGTCATAGATGTAATTGACTGCTCAGTATCAAAAGCATGACACAATTCTTTGATGAGATAATATCCACTTTGCTGTCTATCATACGTGCTACCCTCTGGTGCACCAAGAAAATTTAGTTTGACTACTTCACCTGCCTGTAAATTTGTATTTAATGGTATAACTATTTTTACTACTTGTTGGAATAATAAATTATACCTGACTAATGCCTCCCTTTGTGTTTGACTCACACCAGTGGTATCTGATTTACTTGCTTCCTTACTCAAAGTTCCAACATCTTTAACAACAGATAATATTCTACTTGGAAGTTCACCTAGACCCATACCATCATCACTTAATAATGTAGGAACCTCTGGAATATCACCTAAAGTTGAAAACTTTTTACCTTTCGGTTGATTTAATATATCAAGTAAGTTGAATGTTCCCTCTTCAACTTTTGAAAATCTACCATTCAAAGGGTTAAAAGATGCTGTAAAGTTAGAGTATTGTCCTACAATCAATTTTCTTAAAAGATCATTATTTCTACTAACAGAGTAAGCAAGTATATTAAAGTCTCCAGTTTCTTTAATATAATCTGTAAACTGTTTATGTGTATACTCTCTAGTAGCCTTAAAGTTGGTTCTTGCAGTTCTACCATCTAAACCATCCCTTATTAATGAATCTACTGATCTAAAATTAAATCCAGATTGAGTTTGATAAAAAAAGTACCCAGTATATCCACCACTCGTCTGTGTTTGAGGAGTAGCCTTTGAAGCTAACCAAACTAAGATTTGAAATGGTGATTTCAAATTACCTAAAAATCCATACTTGTTACTAGCACGATCTATTTTCCCCAAATATCTGTTGGGTTTTACTTTAAGATCATTTTGCAAAATATTTTTAACGTGAGTGTCTATCAATGAGTATGGTTCAAATTTTCTATTTACATGAGTAACTTCATTTGTAATTGCCTCTTTAGACACTAAGTGTAGCACAAATATCTCTTTTTGCCCATCTCTAATTACATTTGATATTTTTGAAACATAAAGATATTTGTCAGGAGTATCAAATTGTAAACCTTTATTGATGTTACTATTACCTTTGATTCTGATGGATACTCTTTCTCCACCACGTATGGGAAGTCCGTTATACAATGATTCTATTTTTTTAGTCTTATCATCACTCACAACACCAGATGTACTAATGATAACCATTTTTGCTGTAATGGTTGGAGAAAATAAATCCTCAAAATATTGGAATGATACCACACCAAGTCTTAGATCAATAGTAACACCTTGATCTGACTCTATGGTTATTAATTCATACTCGCAGGGACTTATTGCTGGCATCAGTCTTTAATTTTTTGAATGAAAGCATCACGTAAGAAGTTATTACTATTTACACTATCAGAATTGAGTTTAGTTTCCTCTCCTTTTGAAGAGCTTCTATTTTGTATATTTTTTCTATTTTTAATATAAACTGTGGTTTTGTTGTTATCTTCACTTACAAGATTACGATCTTTTACATAATTATCAACTTGCTCTTCTATTTTCCGATCAGATAATTTATCCACCTTATTCTCGATTCTTTCCAAATCCTTTTTCATTTCTTCAGTTATAGGCATAAAATCACCAAGAAAAGTTTTTCTTGCAAAGTCAGCAGCGTCTTTCATCATATCATTTGAATTTTCACGGAGTGCATACTCAATAGTTCCATCATCTTGAACTATAGGAACAACACCCTTTTCCTTTAAAACTCTAATTAATTTTTCTGTATTTCTACTTTCAATCAAACCAATTTCATACTTCTCTAGTTTTAAATCCTCCCTCTTTGTCATCAACAACTTTACTGCATTTTGTAATTCTGGTGATAATTCCTCAAATGATTGAGTGTCTACTTGTTCTGCCACATTTCTATCAACTGCATCTTTGATCTCTTTATCAATATCTTCCTGAAAATATTTAACTAGATCCTCATCTTTCATTTTTGCAAATCCCAAAACTTCTCTTATAAAACCATTTTCCATTCTTTGAAATGATTTTTGTAAGCGAGTCATAATCGAAGTCATTTTTTCAGATATTTGACTAAAATCAACTTGCAACAAATTTGAAAATATACCACTAAGTTCAGATGAAAATTTTGTAAAAATTTCAGTAAGTTTTGTTGTGAATCCTGTAATAATATTAAAGAACTTTTGCAATCTTTTCATAAGTTTTTCAACACCATCAACAATCTTAGGGATGTTAACTATTGCCCATCCAACCAATATCGTACCTACAAAATCTAAAATTCTCCCCAGAAAACCTCTTGAGCTACTAGAGACAATTTTATTCGCTCTTCTCAAAGCACCACCAATACCTGATGCTTCTATAAGGTCCTCTCTTATTCTCCTTCTAATTGCTTGTTGTCTTCTTTGAAAAAGTTTTGCAGAATTTGATATTCTAGTTCTTATTCTCTCATTTGATTCACCCACTTTTTTATTAATATTTTCAATGAGTAACTTTGATTTACGAACCGTGTCAGTTATATTACTGACTGCGTTATTAATTTTTGAAAGGTTTAGTGAAGATATATTCATAGCATTATATTATATTGAATGTATGAATTTGTTAGATATGGATTATCTAAATTTGAACTACTTACCACCAAAAGTGAAGATGCATCACCTACTGGTAATGATCCTCCAATATTTGTTTCATCAGTTTCATCTTCTACCACTACAACATTATTTTTATTTCTTAGTTGTAATTGTCTATCTTGAACTTGATTAGCAAAATTACTAAATTGCTGAGGTTGAAATACTGCATCCGTTATTGATTGTGCACCGAAAACACTAAGCAGAGTAAGACCAACTTGAGCATATGGATTTTTTTTCGCTATACCTAATGATATCCTAGTAAATATAGCGGCTAAACTGCCCTCAGTCAATGATTGTGGAACACTTCCAGTGTCTAAAAATCTAACAAATCCTGAAATACCTCCAGAAATTAATGAAGGGGCTCTGAATCTCGATACATTAGATTGAGTTAAAGTTTGTGCTGTTCTATTTTTACCTGATTGTACTGTTGTGGTTGGTGGAACTACAGTGCGACCACCTGTTGTCCCTCTCAAAAAGGCACCTCTTGATGCAAGATCAAAAATTCTTCTTAAGGGTCTTGCAAGTAGATTTGTAAATGCAACTCTTCCAATAAATGCAGTCAATCTTATCACAGATCTTAAAGCGATTGCTAGACCCCCATTTATCGCTAGAAATATACCCGATGCTACTCCTAATTCTTTTAATATCTTTCCTTTAATCTCCTCTATTTTCTCAGTATTACCACTTAATAATGCTGATATAACTTGAATCCCTCTTGTTCCGATAATACCTAATAAAATTGTGTTAAAGAACTTTAGTAGACCACCTAATATAGATCTTGCCTTTCCACCTATCTTTTGTAAAGGTGCAGCTAAAGCAGTTTGCATTCTTTTTTCAACTAAACTCTCTTTACCTGCTCTTAGTTGTTGCTCTGCTAATTGTTGCTCTCGTTTTAAATTATTTGCGTCTCTTATCTTCTCTAATTGTGCTGATACCTCTAATTTATCCGATACAACCTTCAATCCCTGCTCAAGTGTTAGAAGTGCTGTGTTGATTGAGTTTACATTAGTAACTAAATTTGTGTTAGTTAGATCAATGTTAAATTTATTTTGACTGACTCTCCTTTGTAGAGTAGTAATCCTTTCATTCACATCATCATTCTGTTTCCCCAAAAATGAATATAGGTTTACTCTATCTCTACGAACAGCAGAAAACATCTCAGAAGCATTCCTTTCAGACTGATCTGACGCTTCTGTAAAAGTTACTTCTTGACGTTCAGGGTCGTTACCCTGTTCCTCATTTACTTGATCTTCATCCATTTAGACCATTTTCCTGCTGTGCTTTCAAATTCTCTTCCTCAATAAACTGTTGAAGTAAGGTTAAATAGACCTCTCTTTCCCAAGGAATCATATTTTCAAGCTCTGTCAAACTATATTTATGGTGTTGCATCAAGGCAAAATTTGTTTTAAAGTATGACTCAAGATCTTCATGAGCCATACTTATGCGAAAAAAGCCGCTAATCCCTCCAATTTTACATCACTTTTTACTTTCGTATTAGGATTATTAACAGTTAGTGTATGGGATAATTTAGGCATAGTATCAAAAAATTTTTCAATCTCTTTAAATTGATTGGAATTAAGTTGATCTAGAAAATCATTCATTTCCTCTTTTGTACAATCAGATGTTGACCATGATTCTTCATCATTATAAATTTGTTCAATACACGAGATAATTAAATCAAAAGTATCCTCTGATTTAACCTCACTTGTAGAAAAATTAGATTTAATGAACTCATTGATTGATGGATATCTCATTCTCATTAAAAGACTATCATCTAGTTTTATGTCCCTTTTGTGGTCATTATGTGTAATAATCTTTATATCGTCAAGATTTATACGAACAGGTACTTTAGTTTTATTATCATCAGGACAAGTTACCAGAACTTCAACATCCTCACCAACTGACTTACCTCTTATATTTAAGAATAGATATTCAATATCAAATGTAGACAAGGTATCAACTTTAACATCCTTTGTTAAAATGCAAGTAGATAGCACATCTTTTACTGCATTTGCAATCTCTGTATCAGATTGACTCTCCATGGCGATGATAAGTATTTTTTCTTCCTTAACTAAAAAAGGTCTATATCTTATCTTTTTCTTTGTTGACGGAATTTCCAACTCATATGTCGGGGTACTAATCTTTGGTAAAGGCATGATATATTAGAAATTTGTATATTATATAGTATGTTTATCTAACTGTTAGTAAAACTCTGATACGTAAGTGTATTTGGATCAGTTGGTCCTCGATCAAAACCTGCAAAGACATCATCATTATTAACAACTTCTGTTGCTACTGCAGGTTTAGGTTTGTTTTCTTTTAAATTATTATATCTACCACGATACCTATCATAACTTGAGTATTTACCTGCGGAGTATCTATCAAATGTAAAGAGAACAGTTGCTTTCAGTGCCTCAGATCCTTCATACTTAACAGGAGTAGAATTTAATGCTTTTGGAAATAATCCATAGAAATTATATATCATCTCCTCATTATAATCTCTATCAAATTTTATTATCTTTGTTTGATAGGTCTTGTAATCATCTGGATATTCCATCCTAAAGTAGTAATCTTTTCTTGATTGGTCTTCACCAGATCCGTTTGCAATGAATTCTAACCAGTGTTCAAAAAATTTAAGACTTTTATACTCGCTATCAACATAAAATTCTAAATTAATATCAGTAAATACTTTTGTGTGAGCCATTCTTTCAACCACACCTGTGTAATTACCTCTGATATCTGCTGTAGCCATTGCTGCACCAGGTAGAACAGCTCTATTGCAAAGTAATCCTGATGTCTCTGTAATAAATCTATAATCTACATCTCGAACATTTAGATGTTGTCTCAATCCAAGTGGAAGTCCTCCAAATATCAACTGATAATGTGATGTTTGTGCTAAATTCGTTAATGTGGGTTTAAAATCTGATATCCTACGGGGTTTTACCACTCTAAATACCTAAAACTTGTCTTATTATTATTTAGATGTCTTACAAGGGTAAATATCAACCATCTTACCCACGAAAGTATAAAGGTAATCCTACAAACATAGTTTATAGGTCACTTTGGGAAAGAAAATTCATGGTTTACTGTGATAATAATGAAAGAATACTTGAATGGGGAAGTGAAGAAATGTATGTATGGTATCGTTCACCGATTGATAATAGACCACACAGATACTTTCCAGATTTCTATATTAAAGTGAAAGAGAGCACGGGTGCAATCAAGAAATACATCATAGAGATCAAACCAAATAAACAAACAAAACCACCAGCAAAACCAAAAAGACAGACAA